ACTCTATCTAAATCAATAGCGTCTCTTCCTAGTATACCTCCTCTATGTATTATGTCTGCTTCTGATTCTGTATTTATCATATCTTCGGCTGCTTTTATATCACTTTCAATAGGTCTTCTAACTTTTTTTGCAAGTTTATTTTCACGCACTCCAGCAGTATCTAAATCTAAACCTTTAGTAGAACGATTTAATTTATTTCTTTCGCTGTCAATTTGTTGATTAAACCAATCAATCATATACCCACCAACACCGTACTGTTGTCTTCTATTTAATATTTCATTTCTTATTTTTGCTCTGTCTTCTTCAGCTTCTTTAGGAGTAGAATAAGGAAGCAATTTACCTTCTTTAACTAAAGATTCTATTCTTTTTAAAACAAAAGAATCATCTTCTAATTTTTTAGTATAAGGATTCCATTTATTAATTATATAATGTTTATCAGCAGCTGTTCCAAGAGAAGAGGTAGCCATACTAATTGTTTTTCCTTCATCATCTAAACCTGTAGCTTTATTAGCTATAGAGTAGTTATGTATTTCTTCTAAATATTTTTTATTAAGATCATATCTTTTTTGTTTTTGTTCTAATGTAAGAGGCTCTCCACCTTCGTTGTACTGTTCTCTTTCAAATATTTTACTTAAAAAAGGTAGCCTTCTCTCAGTAGTAAGTTCTAAACCATAATCTAAAGCCTGTTCATAACTTGTAATTAATCCTGAAGCAGCCGCAGCTTTAGCAGCTCTATTATCCATACCTGCTGTATTTTTCCCTGCATCTTTTCGTCTTAACTCTTTAACAAAACCTGCTACATTGTCGTTTTTTATTTCATCAAAAATTTTATTCCATTGTTGAGGATCTTTTACATTAAAAGCTATGTCTTCTAAAGGAAGCTTATATTTATCAGGTATAGTCTCCCAACTTAAACCTCTTTCTTGTAATTTTTTATCCCATCCTTCAGCTCTTGCTCTAGCTACAAGTGTTAAATTATCTTGTTTTTTAATAAATCTTTTATCTTCTTCAGTAAGATTAATAAACTTTCCTGTTTCTTTATTTATAAAAGGAATACCGTGTATTAATCCTGCTTCCATTTCTTTAGTAGTAATTTTATGACCAAATCCAATATCTTTAGATTTTTCTTCTATAGAAAGATTCTGTTCAAATGCATCATTAGTAGGCATAGGAACGCTTCCGTGATCACTTTCCCAACTGTATTGTTGTTCTTCAAAAAATTCTCTTAAAGAAATATCAGAAACTTTTTCTACAGGTTTAACTTCTAATCCATTTCTATACTTTAGTCTTCCTGTTAATCTATTCTTTCTTTCCATTATCTCTGTAGGTAAGAACTGGTTCTCTCTAAGTAATACATAGC